GAGTCCTGATCTCTCACCTTCAAGTCCTGCTCCTTTTCCTGCGAGACTGATGTCTTGGCATGGGAATCCTCCGCAAATAACGTCAACTGTTTCTTCAATGTCTTCTCCTTTAAGTGTTGATACATCATCAAAAATAGGTACATCAGGCCAATGCTTCTTCAATACTTGTTGACATTTCTTATCTACCTCACAGAAAGCAACAGTCTTCATGCCAGCACGTTCAAGACCTAAACTAAAACCACCGATACCGCTAAACAAATCTAGTACATTCATAATGCGTCCTCATCAAATCTTTCGACCATCCTACCCGTTTGTTTGTTGTATAGCAACCGACAAGCAGGACCAGTAAGCCCACTGAATCTGTTCTTCAGGACACGCACCTTCGTGGTATGTCTTTCTTCTTCATCCTCGTGCTGACCGTTACGCTCAAGACCTATAACAATATCCGCTACGTTACCCTGAGCTGATGACCCTTTAAGGTGAGCTAGACTGGTTAACGCTCCCTCCTCGTGACCCTTACCTTCAGGTCTTTTAAGATGGGAGACACCGAATAAACATATCCCAGTTTCTTTTACTAGGATACGAAGGTCGCGCATGATCTCTTCTAATGCTTCTCTCTCTGACCCTCGCTGTGCTCCTGCAACAATGATTGATATGTGATCAAGAAAGATATAACGACATCCTAACGCACGAGCCATGTACCTTATGCGTTTTATAATTTTATTGCCGTCCAACTCACCGTTACTGTCCAACAGAAACAATCGACCCGTCCCTAATGTTGCATCAAAAGACTGCTTGAGTTCCTCATCTGACACCTTAGTCGTAGGTAGGTGCAGTAGTTTGTTAGCGTGTAAGGACATCATCGACCTAGCGGTAGTGCGGACAGTCTCTTCCAGGAACAACAGACCCACGTTGTCTTGACTGTTGTTCAGGATGTGGTAGACAAACTCCCTCATGAACTGCGACTTACCAAGCCCTGATCCGGCAGCAACAATCACCATCTCATTCGGTCTGATACCGTACGTCAGGTCATTCAACCCCTTGTAAGGATAGTTGATTAGACTGTTTTCCATCGGTGCGCTGACTATATCCCACAAAGTACTTCCATCCACAATCCCGTCAGGCACAAACCGTTCAGCGTTCCACCATTCTTTAACGAACGACTCACCCCGACTGTTCTGTAAATAATCACTGGCATCTTTGATACTCCCATTGTTCTTAAAGACTTTAACCTTAGACCCAAACAACTCCGCTACTTGTTGTGATGCTTCTCTACCTTGCGGGTCCATATCGAAACAGACAACAATCGTATCGAAGCTGTCGATGTACTCGAAGTTATTCTTGCAGTCATTCAAGGCTGACCCAGCCCCGTTACGCACACTGACCACAGGGTAGGTGCTGACACCACCGAGCATTTGCCAGGCACTCATAGCATCGAACTCACCCTCGCAGATCGTCAGTATACTCTGCCCTGAACTGAACAGGTGTTGCCCGAACAGCTTACCATCACGCCAATTTCCGGAGATGCTGAACTTCTTGTCATCCACCTGACGTTTCTTGTAAGCCACTACGTTGCCCTGATTGTCACAGTATGGGAAATGGTAATGATTATCTGACTCGAATGTACTGAAGAACTCACAGGTGTTTCGTGAGAGTTTCCTATCAAGAATGGTCTTGAATGTACCATGAACCTGAGTGAATCCCTTCGACCCACTGACTACCTTGAGTGAATCTTCAGTCTGTTTAAACGTAGCTTTGTTGCAGCTGAAACACTTAGTCCCCCAGTCGTAAATCGTTAGTGCATCTGAACTCCCACAGTCACTGCAGGGTTGTGCTGTTAGTATCTGTACTCCCATTATGCTGACTCCCTTTGTGCTTTAATCGTTTGTCTACGCTCTTCCCAATCAAGAATGTCTAATTCCCTTTCCTTTTCACACATCTGTTGTAACTCCCAGATCACGTCTTGCAACCCGTCTATCTTTTGAACGTAATCGTAAGCCTCAAACTCTTTACTG